TTATTTGTTTTTACTTTGAAATAAATATTCATTATAAATAGTATTTATATCAAGATGTTTTTTCTCAAGGTTTTTATAAAATGACTTTAATTCTTTTGTCTCAAGTAGTCCAAAGAAGATTTTTTCTACAGCTTTTCCCTTCCCTTCTATATAACAAATATACTTAAAATCATTAAATGAATATACTCTCATATCATAACCTCGCAAAAAACAATATCTTCTATATTTATATCAAATATGCGCTCGTCAAAACGTTGTAGTTGAACTATCTGTTTTTCATAGTCGATAAAAACAGGCACTACATACTTGTAGCGCATATGATGATTATTCTTTAAAAATAAAATCTCTATTGACCAATTGCGATTCATTGCATCAATTAAAACTATTGTATTTTCTAATTCATTATCAATCAAATTATACATACTTGTCACCTCTTGTTAAGATTATACGAACAAACGTTCTTTTTATCAAGAGGTAATTAGGACTAAATTTTAATATATATATCTCTCTTGAAGTAAGAAATAGTTTATGCAATAATATACCCATAGATGCAAAACATCTAGTAATTTCATTCAACTATTAGCTGCTTAATATAACAGCAACCTCGAACTTTCTGGTTCGGGGTATTTTTTTAATTATTTTATAGAAACACTTGCAATTATATAATACATGTATTATAATATAAATATAGAAAGGAGTTGAGAAAGTGAAAGACATCTTAGAGGAAATAAAAACAGTCCTTGAAATTGTAACTCTTGCAGTAGCGCTGATAACATTACGCAAGATAGACAAAAACAAGGACAAGTAACCAGAGGGGTGAAACTCCCCTCCCTCTATAAAAGTATATCACGTCTTTCATAAATTATGAATAAATATATCTGGGTTATATTAATTGTTATATGCGTTAACGGACTCGCTAGTTACTTTCAGAACACAGCATTGACCATCATTGCTATACTGACTACATTAGCTTGTTTAGTATATTTAATAAAAAATAGGAAGTGATTAATTATGACGAAAAAAACGACCTCTGACGCGCAGTTGAAAGCAAATAAGGAATGGCAAAGCAAGAACAAAGAACATGCAAACTATTTAAAATCTCGTTCAGCTGCGCGTTCTTTTATAAAGAATAAAGCTACGTTGGAAGATTTGAAGGAACTTGAAAAATTAATTATAGAGGGAAAAATTAATCATAAGGGAATGATTAAGGATAAATGATGCACGCTAAGCACATGCTTGGCGTTTTTTGCATAAAAAAAGCCCTAACGTGTGGTTAGGGTTGGTTAGGATTTTATATATTCGGTATTAAAGTTTCTTTTATTATATTAGGAAAGTATTCTTTACCATTACCTAACCTGTTTATAGTTTCTCTCACTTTATCTCTTAGTGAGACATTGGCTCTAGCTGTGCTAGACTTCTTAGCATAAAAATACATTATATCCGCTAATATCACCACAGCGACATTATATTCGACTGTCATTGATTTCATTATAACTTTTAGTTTTGGCTTATTATACCTTTCCTTATAAGCTAATTTCAAATGAACAGAAATAATATAAATCGGCAAATAAAGTGTTAATGCAAACGAAAGATTCATTCTTTTTTGTTTAAATTTAATTCTAGTTACAAGAACTAATGTTGTGTAATAAGATATGATTGTGGCTAAGATTAAATAAATGAAAATCATTATTTCACCACCCTATTCCTTAGTTTTTCCTTCATTATCTTTAATTTTCTTTTTTATACTTATTCTATTAAGACCTTTTTCTTCTAAAGGTTTTAATTTCTTTTTTTCTTCTTGTTCAACTAATTCATTTATTACTTTTGTTGAAACTTTTTTTGTTTTAGCGTTTTCTTCACTATAATCCTTAATAGAATACCAACTAGGTAATATTGGTATAACTGAAAAAGCAACTTTGCAAACATATAAAACTATTGTATTGTCAACTAATTTATCTGAAAACAAAATCAATAGAATCAAAACCGCAAAAACAACAATATAACTTCTCATAATGATAACACTTCTATTATGGGATTGCTCAGATTTTGCATCTTTCCCATAAAAGGCAAGTAATGTAGATGAAACATACATTATTGGTAAACTTACTAAAGAATAAAAATTATCCATTCTTGCCCAAATAGAAAATAAAAGGACTACACCTGTTAAAATTTGCAAAACTAATTTTAAATAATTGTATACATCTGTATCGCTTTTCGAGCCATCCCACTCAGCGTTGTTCAATAATGCTCACCCTTTTGTTTATACATAACTATATACTAATATATACACTTTGAGCGTACTTGTAAACCTTTTTCCAAAATCAAAATCCAACGTCAATTTTGGTCAAATAGTACAATATCCTTGTATCTCCCATTTGGAAGATTTATAAAAAGATACAACCTGTAACTCAAAACAAATAAAAAAAGACGAATTTGACCCCTCGTGGTTCTTCTGTGACCCCTTTTTGAAACTAGTAGTTTCCATTTTAGAAAAAAATATTTTTTTGGTAAATATTTTAGATACAATAATGGATATCTTTATAGTAACTTATTTGGTAACTTTCAATGTATCACAAAAGTATCCTTTTTATACAAAAACAACCCCCGCAAAAGCGAGGGCATCAATATTACTTATTAATATGTTTCAAGTATTTACTAACTGCCTGGTCGCCCTTAGTAATTTTGCGGTTATATTTCTTAGTCAAGTTACTGTCACTGTATAATTGGATATCTGTTTTAGATTGAATGATGTAGTATCCGTTAACGTTTTTCGGATATAGCGGGATTTCATCATAATCGCTGTTAGTCGTTCCTAAGCGATATAGCACTTTCGCATAACTTTTCTTTTCATCATCATACGCAAAATAAACCTTTTTGCCCTTATATTCTGTTTCGTGTACATTTGTTTTCATGCCGTTCCCTCCTGTCGTTTTCGGTGCTTTTTCGCCTCCAGCGGCGTCGTAAAGTTCAAAATGCGGATAATCTTTGAATGATTTCCAGTCTCCACCCCATTTAAAACCTTCCGCCTTCATCGCCGCAACAACCTTTTTCCATCGGCTTGTTGTTGACTCCCAAATTACATTTTTACCGTCATTTGAATATAAGCATAAGTCAACAGCCACGCCATAATTGTGATTCGACTGACCACCTTTTGCGTTTGTAACAACCGAACCGGGTTTCGTTCTACCTTGCGCATACAGTGCGTTTTGCTCTGCATTAGAGCGATATCCTTGTGCGACACATAGATAGATGCCTTGCTTCGACATTTTTTTGATGACATTTCGAGTTTTATCAGATGTAACTTTATCCATTCCCGATACGTTCAATTTACGATTTGCCTTATCAATTAACCATGTTTCTGTTAATGTCATTATTTATCATCCTTTCGTGGTTCTGTATATTCTTGCGCATGAGCGCTGTCCTTACTACCCGCAGTTGTAGGGTCAATAATTAAACCCCACGCCGCAAATACACCAGTAATAACTGTAATCAGTTGTTTTAACAACTCGTTATAATCCCATGTCACGTTAAAAACAAGCAACACAGCTTGAATAATAAAGAAAACCGCTGCTATCATCGCAATCACCCATGTTTTGTTTTTGAATCGTACTTTCCAGTTAATTTTCATTATTTTTCCTCCTTCTCAGTTTTCGCTATATACTTCCAAATCGCTTTATCCTCCCGCTTCAATAAAGCGATTTCTTTATCATGATCGTTTTGCTTCTCTCTTAAGCTGATGCGGTCTTTTTTGCTTTCTGACATTTCTTCTCTCAGACTATTTAATGTAATGTCAAGCGAATCAATCATGTTTCTCAAAGGCGCAACTAGCGCCCACCTAATCACAAAACCCACAATAGCGGCTATTAGGCTGATTAACGCTATTAACTCGCCTACGCTCATCCCTGCTATTGATATACTCCCCAGTGCCAATTTTCATCATCCCATCTGTTTTTGACATAAAAAAAGCCTATTCGGCTTCAATCTAAAATATAAAATAATTGATTTAACGCGAAATACGTAATACTAGTGTCCGCAGGTATAAATCCCATCGCGTTACTAGATGATGCATGCACTCGGCCGCCGCTTGACTTGTTTGTCGGTGCATAAGCCATTGCTGTTTTTGTTGTTTGAACTTCGAAAGGAACAGACGCAAAAGCGTTATTTGTAGAGGTCCATGCGGTTGATTTTTGCACTTGCCCCCTGAAAAAGGCAATTCTGATACCAAAGATGCAAATAATTCTAAATTGAGGAGTATTCCCTTCCGCTGTTGAATATCCAGAGTTTAATATTAAATCTTGCCATGGTGTTGTATAAAACGAATCTGCATCAATAGAAAGCTTAATGTTTCCACTCTCATTAAACTGTAGAGATTTACTAGTTAAAATAGAATTTCCTAGGCTACTTTCCCCGGCAACATCGATTAGTTTCTGCGCAACTTTGTAGCCGCCTAATGTACTGATGATGCTTTCTAATACTGCCGACCCTATACCCGTAGGCAAATATGAAGTTGAATTGAACCCGTCATCATTCATTTTGACAGTTCCAGTGTAAAGATTATCGTCGCTATCTTTGTAATTTATGTTATGAATAAATTCCGCACCAGTAATGCTACCACTCTTGACATCACCAAGCTCGGCAGTGATAGCTGAAAGTTTACCCACACGCAATGCGTTGTAATCCAAAGGTAATTCTACCCAACTAGTCCCGTTCCAAGTAAAAACACCAACAATTGTTTTAGTGTTTTCGTCTATTTTAAACCATGTGTCACCTTCGACTGGAGCGCTTGGCTGAGTTTTATCAAAAACCGGTTTATGATTACTAACTGATTCAATCAATGCATTGTTCGCAACGGTAATTGCCTCTTCTATTTTTCCGTTAATTTCTGGATCTGCTTCCTTAATATCTAATGTTTGACTCACCCATTTTTCTCCATCCCACCTTCTCAAAACATTTGGTGCCACACTACTATCCATCCACAGTAAATCGGTGGTTGGGTTTAACGGTGCTTCACCAGCTACTATTGCATCATTAATATCTGTTAATGTTATTTCCGCTGCTGCTCTAATTGTCATTATCCAACATCCTTTCTTCTGGCATAGCATAAATACGATTGTATCGTTTGCCCGCCTCTCCTTGCCCTAAATTTAGCTGCATCATTCGCTTGCCATTTGCATCAAGAAATGGATACGCTCCTTCGCATTCGTTAGTTGAACCTTGTGCAGGATAGTATTTTTTTTGAAAAACATGATGATAAACTAAACTATTATTAATCATATCCCAACACCAAACTTGATTTTTATCAGTGCCTGTAAAACTCCCTCCGGCTGACAAATACGCATATGGAAACATTACATGCATTCCTTGCAACGTATATAAAGTAGTTGTAAATCCACAGTCTTTTGTCCTAAATGTATATAAAGGAGCTATTTTCCCGGCAAATAAATCAGACTTTTTAAAAACATTAATACTTAAATTGGAAACGCCTGGACTCATAACTACATAGTCGCTTGTTTTGTCGTATGTTACTCGGAAACCGTCAGGTGCTTCAAGTTTAAATGCCATCGACTCATCGTAAAACTGTTCTTTTAAAGGGACATATTTAAACATTGCTATCGCCTTCTCTGCTTGGGGCAATGGTGTTACATAATAAGACCAGATGTGCGCCTCACCAGACGAAGTGTCCACGCCAAACATAGTCCCATGTCCTCCGCCGAGAATCCACATCATATCGACGAAAGTACCATCAAGCGTAGTTCTATAAATATTGTATGATTGTTGTCCACCGACTTTACTTTTTTTACTTCCATAATATTCTTGCGACCAGTATATATAACCATTTTCCACGTCTATTTGCGCACATTGCATAACCGATAAATTTACTTCTATCCCAGCAGGGAATTCGCGTGGAAGTTCAGCATACATATAACTTTCTTCTTCATTAATCATTAATATACTAGCTTCACTTCCTTGATTGACCGAACATCTAATAGTGGCATTGATAAAAACGTCTTCTCCAGAGATATTAACAACATTACCTACGCCTATCTGTGCGTCTTCCCAAACCAAGTCGTGTGTACCGTCGTTGTTTATCTTCTCCCAAATAAAATCACCACGCTCAATACTATTCGTTATGTTTGTTTTCCCATCGTAAACTCTTGCAATAAGTTGTGTAGTGCCAGCGTTATTTTTAAAAGTAGAACCACTCGTGCTAAATAATTCTACTTTCCACGTCTTCGTTTCTTCTATTTGTTTTTTAGCTTCTTCAATTTGCGCTTGAAGTTCCCAAATAGCCAGTGGTGTGACGTTTTCCAATTCGATATAATCACCAAGAACAACCTTGTTTTTAGACGGATCACTAAAAGAAGTTGTCTTTTCTATGATTCTTGCAGATAAAGTTATATCCATGTCCAAGTCGACTACTCTTACTGTGTCTCCAAGTGTGACTTGGTGTGGCTCATAGCCTAACATCTCTGCTAGTAATATCACGTCTACCTCATATGTGGATAAAGGATGTTTAACTTTTTCAAGCTCTAGTAGCGCCCAATCTTTTAAAGCTTGCGCGTTTGTTATTGTATCTTTTGTTATGACCCCTTTTAAATATTCTCTGCCATCGTTGTACAGCCAGTTCGCTTCATCATCATAAATATAATTTAAACCATTATTCACTGATTTAATTGTTAAACTATCTTTACCAAGCGGGATAAGAGCAGTGTACATCGTTTTATCAGTTGTGATTCGTTTAAGACCTTGAATGTCTCTTGCGTACTCAAATCGTTTCGCAGTATTGTTGCCTCGCTCTTCAACTAAATCAAATTTATAATTAATGATTTGACCGCCAAAGCTCTCCACGTAAGCATCAATTTCTGCTTTATATTCTGCAATAACTTGTTGTAATCCAGCTTGAGCCGTTATATTGTCTGCAAATTCAATAGTACGTATTTGTCCAACAAATTCTCTCTTACCAATTGACCATCCTGTCTGTTGCAAAATATATTCAAGCGCCATATCAGCTCTTATATCAGTCAGTAATTTATTGGATATAATAGTTGCATTTAAATCATAAATAAATGCATTTTCTGCTGTTGCTTTGATGTATCGTCCTTGCATATTTAACCCGTTTTCAGATTCATAAATACGAAATAATCGTAACTTAGCTTGTTCGTCTTCAAACAAAATATAATTACCTTCGTGAATATGTTCAGCCATTTCATGTTCTGCGGGGATGGTAACAGTGTATGTGTCATCAAAGTTTTCAAGCTTCTCATTTCTCTCATCATCCCAAAAAGGACACGAAAAAGGCATGTCATTAGATAACACGCCTACAGTTGTTCTTTGTCTATTTAGAATTGTTAACATTCTATACCTCTCCTAATATGTCGTCGGTCTGTATTCTATGGACCACTCCGCTCCTTCGCTGAAAGCCACTGGAGTTTGATAGCCACCAAAAAACGAAGGAAATGAACTTCCAATTGCTAAATTTTCCATGAACACTGAACCGTTTTTCATTATGACCCCAGCTTCACAATCAATCATAATCTCATCACCTTTATGGATAATAACCTCTGGATTATTTTTAACATCTGCTTCTGGATTAACTTTTTGTACAACCAAGTCGCAAAAAACAACATCATTGTCTTTGTAAGTTTGATTATTAAAATCTTCTGGAATATCCATTTTGGCCATGTAAATTCCGATGCCTGCTAACTTAGTAGCAAATTTGTTATTTGAGTCTTTCCATTTGTAGGTTCGTTTCCAAGCTTGACTACCTTTGTCGTTCAATTTAACTATTTCCGCAATAAACAACTGTCCACGCTTTTCAATAGATAGATTAAAGTACGCATCTGAAAATTCATTATAGTTATTTCCGACTTCATACGTCGTGTTTATTGTTTTCCAAACTTGCTTAGTCTTTGTTTTACCTTTTTCTGTATACTTCACTGTTTGTTGTACTTTTTTTGAATAAACCACTTTCGTATTCTTTTTCTTAACTACTTTCCCCTCAGTTGCAGCAAAAAGGTATCTATCTTTCGTTGTTCTCCCAATCTCTAGTCCCAAATTCATAGCTCTCCCATTTTGGGCATCTTTAATCATAAATTTACCAATGCGTTTGCTATCTTTGTCTAATAAATACAATTCTATTTTTGTTCTAGCGCGTGGATATTTTTGAGTAATATTTGCCAATCGAGCGGTGACTTTCCAATTGTCTAATTCTGACGTCAACATTCGTTTCATTACAGGACCTCTCCATGATTTGTAAGGCGCGGTTTCTGTTTTTTCACCATAGGAATTTACACGAATGGTGTTTATAGTTTGTTTAAATGAACTTGTTTTCGCAGGCTTACCATTTTCTAGCTCCCAAGTAATATTACTTTGCCCAATACCATCCCACAAAGTCATGTCATTTGCTCTATCGGACAACACGTTCTCATACATTTTCACAGCTGTTTGTCCTGTATCGGGGTCAATATCAGCCCCTAGAAATATATAATCATCATCTGTTGCAAATGATAGACTAGTTAAATCGTCGGTTGCTATCGCATGAATAATTGGACTTGTTGATTGTGAACCCGCCACTTCGATTATAGCCGGGCTTTCTGGTAAACTAATTTCTTGTTGTTCTCCATATCCACGAGGATCACTACATATAAATGTAATGGTTGTTGTATAATTATCTGTCTGTAATTCTGTTAACTCTGCCATTTGGGCAAAATGACCGTAATAAATCCATTCCGGTTCATCATCAAAGATTATTTCGCTTTCAAAACTATTAGTTTGGATGATTAAGTTATTAAGATCGTGTGCTATTTCTACTCGTTCAATTTCCGATTTCCCCATAAGCGTAATATTAATGTCAAAGCTTCTAGTACCAACGGAATTACCAAAAAAGTACCCACCGATTTTGGCAGGTACTTCTTGGATATTCTCAGTGATATTGATTGCATTTCTTTTAATACTATTAACAACTGCTGGAATGTCGTTACTATGAATTCCGGCATACGTAAATCCTATTTTTGCCACGTTGTTCTAACCCCCTGTACTCGGTCTTTACGACTTATACGATTGTTCTGCGTTTTTGTAATTACAGCTTCTACCAACTTCCCAACTTTATCGACATCCAGATACACATCGCTATTTTTTTGAAGTAGTTGCATTAAAATCTGGTTCTGTTGTTGAAGCAGTAATACCATTTCAGAGTTGTCAGGACTATTGACAACAACACTTCCTCCATCGTTTATTCCAATGATTTCTTTTGTTTTTTTGATTAATTGAACTGCTCGATTTTTCCGAGTAAGCGGTATGACTACTTCCGGCTTATTGTTCTCAGCAACTTCTATCATTTCATTTTTGTTTACAAAACCACCATTAGCAAATCGACGATGCCCTCGTGGTCCCCAACCTCGTTTACCATAAGGTAAATCGTTTCTCCACGATGAGTTGTTGAAGAAAGCTAGTAACTGGTCATAACCAGAAAATATATTGTTATGCCCTTTCATTCTATACGCATTGAATGTTTGTGGGATATATTGAAGCAATCCTTTAGCTGGATTACCTGATAGTGTATTAACATCCACAACAGCAGATGACTGAGTAATCTTTTCATTCCCGCCAGATTCACGATGAATTTGTGCAATGATACCTTTTAATTCTCCTCCGGATAAATCAACTTTCATTGCAAGAGCAGCCTTTTTAATTACACTAGACCAAGCAGAAGCACCTTTCCCAGCCGGTCCTGCCACTGGCGCCGTTTCTTTAAAACCAGACAGCATTTTCTCCAAAGGTGCGCCGATACTGTTTTTTAAATAGTTCAGCATGTCAGAACCTAAATTACCATCGTTACCCATTTTAACGCCAACAGACAAGCCACCAAAAAGTTTATTTAAATTTTTGATAGGATGCGCTGCCCAGTCAAAAGCTTTTTTAGAAAAATCAACTACTTTTCCAGCTACCGCTTTTGTCCCATTCCAAGCGTCACTCAAGAAATCATTGATCGTTGAATTGCCACTTGCAAATCCAGGTAATGTTTTACCAAGACCACCTTGCATGACTTTTTTCGAATCTGCATGATTCAAAATTTTAGTACCTGGCGCAACATGCGTTATTTCTGCACCATTCGCACCTAAAATCTGAGCTTGTGCTTTGCGTTTATTGTATGCAATTTCAAAACCTTCTTCACCAGCCATAATTTTTCCGGACGCATTATTAGAACCCTTGTAATCCATCGCTAACTGACTGCCGTACGAAGTTCTTTTACTAGTATTTATTTTTTTTGTGTCATCATTATAACCTTTTGGTTTCCATTCTGGTATGGTAGGTAAACTAAAGAATTTTAATACTTTATTTACTCCACCGGTGACAGAGTTAATCACACCTGCTAAACTGACTTTAAAATTATCCCATTTTGATAACGAGTCCCCAGTTTCCCAATCAACTTGTTTCAGATGTCCAGAAGCTTGTGATTGAGCTTGACTGACTACTTGTTCGTGCATTTCAGTTGCCGCTTTTACGGTTTTATTTTTTTGACTCTTAGCTTTTTTTACAATATCATCATGTTGCTTTTTCGTAATATTTCCGTTCACATAGTATTCTTCATCAGCAGCAGCAACAACTTTTTTATATTTACTATTCGCTTCTTTTACAGCTCCGTCTTTAGCACGTTTAGATTCTTTTACGACTTTTGAAGCTTGCTCTGTACTTAATTTCCCACTACTGTCTTTCAGTTTTCCTAATATTAATTTTTGTTCTTTTGCTGACTTACTCAATGAACTAACCACAGCAGTTTCTTGTTTTTTAGATATTGTTTGAATTTGATTGCTGTAACTTTGATTACTAGCTTTTCGTTGATTTGCTGCATTACGTTTGATGCTCGTAATTTGCTGTTCCTCCGAAGCGGTTAAAACTCTACCTTCCTTTGCAGCCTTGTCGTTAATCGCTTTTATGTCCGCTTTCTCTTTCTTTGTTATATCAGCATTTTTAGTAGCCATATCTTTGTTTAGCTTTTGAATTTGTTCATTGTTTTTCTTCACTTCATCTAATGATCGCTTTTGTATTTTTGCTTGTTTTTCTTTAACTGCTTTTATATCCGCTTCTGATAACATGCTATTCTTTGACAAAGTATTTAAATTCTTATCAGAACTTTTTTTGGTTTTCTCAAAAGATTTTTCTACAAGAGCAACCATCCCATTATAATTTTTACTAATTTTAGCTGATGTTGATTTAGTGATTACATCCCCGGACATTTCCAAATACTTTAATTCAGAGATTGCATTTTGAGACATAGTTTTATAAGAATTTACATTTTTGGCTGTATCTTTACTAATACCTTTTCCGGAAATATCCGTTTTCAAAGGATTAGCAAACACATCTTTTATAGCCGCATATCCTGCTTTCGCCATTTTAATTTGATCGTTAATTTGATTAACTGGATTCAATAGAATAGGATGTTCTTTTGCTGAGAATGAAAGTGCATCCCAAATTAAACCGAATTTAGCTTTATATTCAGGTATTTCCTTCTGTATTTTTTTACCGAATGCCTGCCCAAATTTAGTTCCAGCAATACCTCCTATCGCCGCACCTACAGCTGTTCCAATTCCTGGAGCAATTGCTGTTCCTATAGCGGCTCCTGCTGTCCCGCCAGCTAAGCTCCCACCTGCGCTACCAACTTTATCGCCAGCATTTTTCTTATTAATACCAATAAGTTGTGTTGCAGATAATGCAATTCCTAGACCAGGTAATGCCTTTCCAACGCCTTTCAAACCAGCCCCAATTTTTCCGAATTTGCTATAACTCGCAATATCACCTGTCATGTCAGCTGTAGATAGTACTTTTGCACCTTTGCTTCCTTTAAAAAGTGAGCCAGCTTTACCTAAGAAACCTTTACTTTTTCCTCCAGTGACTGGCAAAGCGTTTCCAGCAATTTGCGTAGTAGCAGCATTAGTTCCGGCAGCAACCGAGTTTTCTGCTAACGCGGCTGTTAGTTTCTTCACAGGCGAGATAGCTGCAGCTGCTCCTTTTGCGATGAATCCAAATGCTAGTCCAGCTATTGGAATTGCCACGGCAACAACTCCAGCAGTAGCGATTATTGTTTTTGTATTATCATTTAAGCCATTGAACCAATCAGCTGCTTTTTGAATATACTTTCCTAGACCACGTAATACAGGTGTCAACGATGTTCCAATACTTATTGCGAAGGTTTCAATTGCACCAGATATTTCTTCAATAGTACCTTTCAGGTTATCCATTTTCATTTTTGCTACATCATCAGCAGTTACTTTTCCCATTTCAGTGCGCATTTTCTTTATTCCATCCGCGCCTTCACGATAAGCAATATTCCCAGCACGAACTGCATCGGAGCCAAACATAGCACCTAGCGCCGCACTCCGCTGTTCAGAATTTAGGTCTTTTAGGCTACTTTGCAATAAACCAGATATTTCTTCTGCTGATTTCAATTCCCCATTCGTATCGTAAAACGCAGAGTGAACCGCTCCAGTAGCAACTGTTAATTCTTCAAATTCCTTGTTAACTTTAGAAGCGCTTGCTTTTGGACCTGCTAAACTTTTAGCTAAATCTTGAATTTGTCCCATTAATTTATCCGTGTCGTTAGAAAGCGGTTTTACACCATTTTCTTGTAATACTTTCATGGCAGTTTCATTGTCCACAATGCTTAAACCGAGAGCATCAAATTGTTGCCATGCCGCTTTGGTCGTAGGATGCAATCTTTGTAGCATTGTTTTGAGAGAGGTACCTGCATCGGAACCTTTTAAACCATTCTGCGCAAATACTGCTAACATTGTTGATGTATCGTCAAATGAGAGACCAACACCACTGGCAACAGCAGAAACTTGTTGTAAAGACATCTTCATTTCTTCTACACCTGTGGCAGAAGCATTTGCTGCACCAGCTAGAATGTTTGCCGCATCCGCCACGCTTAAATTATCATCCTTGAACGCATTTAAAACTGTAGCTGCAATTTCTGCCGCTGAAGCTAAATCTAACTCACCCGCTGTTGCTAATGAAAGCGCTCCAGACAATCCACCGTTTATAACATCTTTAACTGAAAGACCTGCCTTTAAAAGCTCTTCTTGTGCCTGTGCGGCTTCTAAGGCGGAGTATTTCGTATCTGCACCTTGTTGAATAGCGAGTTCTCTCAATGCATCTTTATATTGATTTACCTCGCCAGGTGACATAACAGAAAGAGTATTCGACATTTGTTGTTCAAAATCAGCCGCTTTTTTGGTAGCAAAACCTAAACCAAACGCAACAGGTGCCATATACAAACTTCCTTTTTTCCCGAAGGCGACAAGCTTATCACCTGTTTCATTTAACTTTTTTTGATACTTGTCTAAATCTTGAGTCACCGCTCCCCACGGTGAACTTTTAACAGCTTGCTCTCTCTTGAATTTCTTATAAGATTCTGTCGTAGTATCAATCTTTCTTTGCAAATTATTGTAATTTGCAACTTCATTGTTTACTGCTTTTTGTCCAGCTGATAAAGCTTTTGGCATTTGTTGTAGTTCTTTGTTAAGTTTGTTATACGCTTTTTGATTTGAGTTGACTTCTTTTTCCGCTTCTTTTAATTCTTTTTCAGTTGCATTGCCAGATTTAGAAAGCTGTTCAAAACGTTTTTTTGACTCAGTTAACGTTTTATTAGACTCTTTCAACTCTCCATTTAAAGAAGCATTTCGTTTTTCTAAATCTTTAAAATCGTTTTTAGTTTGAGAAACCATTTTGCTTTGAACAGATAACTTTTTATTAAGACCATCTAGCTCTGTTTCATATCTAGATAAAGTTTTTTCTCCCTTTCCAAATGCCGAAAGATTCGCTTTCATTTCGCTATTCACAGAGCCGAGGGTCCGCTTCAACCCTTTCATTCCCTCATCTACTTTGGCAGCATCTAAGTCTAGATTAATTGTCAATCCTTGAAGTTTATTCATTATTTACCTCCTTCCTAATTGACATCTTGGTATTGTGATACAAAGTCAACAAGTGAAACTTTGTTGTTTTCTGATTTTGCTTCTTCTTTTTCGATTATCAGACGACATAACTTCTTATACTCTTGATTATCTGTTTCTCGAATTGTCCAGCCATACTCTTTCATGCAGTAACGCCTAATTGCATCGAGATCGGACAAAAACTCGGTAAGCGTTATTACTTTGCTTCCTCATCTCCACCATCTTCATCCTCGTACTCATCTGGTGAAATCTCCCGAAAGACAGACACCAATGTATCGTTTAATTTCTTCGAAGGAATATTTTTTTTAAGAAAATCTATTGTAATGTTTTCATCATCAAATAATTTCACAATAAATTTTAATTGCATTTCCAAAATTGTCGTTTTCTTTGGATCATCAGAAGTATTGATGTATTCTCTAATTTTTTCTTGTAGTTTCCAATATTCTTCTAATTCAATTACAGATGTATCTTCTCTCTCATACAGCTCTTTCTTTTTTTCTTTTTTATTAAATATTTCTAGTTTAATCACTATTTTCTCCACCTTTTTTATGATTTTGGTCAACAAAAAAAGAGTAGGATTTCACCTACTCTTAAAATATTTTATCCTTCTGGTACTACTGGTGTTTCAACAAAACCAGGAAAAGCCATGTTGTAAATTTTATCTCGGAATTCTTCGCCCACAGCCATCGCGAAAACGTCCCCAGCATCATTATAAACAAATTCACCAGTGAGACTAGTTGCTTCGGGTTCCTTTGGTTTGTCTTCAGACGTGTTTAATTTAACATTATCTTGTCCATACTTTCCTTTTAGTAAAGCAAAGAATACCGGTTCCCCTCGCAAGGTTTCACTTTCCATCACGCATGACGCATATGGTGGAGCAGTGTTTTTCCCTACAGTTACAATACCATCTGCATTCTTTTGACGACCCAATAGATCTTGTCCTAATTCAAAAGGAAGTTCCATGATACCGATTGTTTGCTTAACATCACCAGAACCTTTTTTGGAAATGTAGTATGGACCATTCGAAGCGAAAACTTTAATAGCTTCGGCATCAAGACCAGAAATATCAGCTTCAACCGTACCACCTTTTTTATTCTTACCGTTTACTTCTACTTTTTTTGTTACTTTTTCGTCTTTTTCATCATAAATTCCAAAAGTTGCTTTTTCAAATCCGATTGTTGTAATCATTTATTTCACTCCTATTATTTTTTATTGATATAGTTTGTAGGGCAATCCGCTATATTTTCGTGCATCTACAAATCGCCCTGTTTCTGGAAAATATTCATCTAAACCACCAGCGAGTTGTCCAAATCCTATTTGTTTCATTTCTTTTCTAACTTCGTCTTGTATTTTTTTTACTATTAATCTGTCGTTAGATTGCACATCAATTTGTACTAAAAAATCTTCCATCCTGGATTCATTACTGGAAAAATTAGTTGGTATTGGAACATCTAAAGGTATTATTAACAAGAAGGTTTTTGTAGAATCACCTGTGCCTGGAAAATCATAATATTTAATTCTCTCTTCGCAAGTAGTGTGAATGATATCGTTTTTACTTAATGTTGTATATATGACATTCAAAATATCAATCATAGTTTATCACCTATTTTCTTCTGTACAATTGCCCTATAAGCTCTTTCAGATATTCTTAGTGACCTGGCAACACTACCTGTTCCTGCTGGTGTGATTTTTTTACCATTCCTTGTATAACCATATTCGTTGAGATGAATTATTTTGTACCTGTCTTTAGGGCCTTTCCAGTCAATCTTTATACTTCTTACCCCTTTGTCATACGAAGGTTTTTCTATATTGATTTCATCAATAGATGCGCCTGTATCTTTAAATTGAACAAATTCACTTTTAAGTGTTTTTGCTACAAGAGTAGCACCTGCAATTAAAGCAGGGTCTACTAATTGCGGCAAGTTTTCTCGTCCAAATAAACTGACTAACTGTCTTTCCAACTCTTCTACTCCAGTAACTTCTACACTCATGTTTGAACCCCCAGAAGTATATTTACAAAGCGATTATTTTGCAAGTCTGGGCTAACATCAATCACATTAAATCTTTTGCCCAAATAACGATAATCTAATATTTCTACATAATGTTTGTTACTAACTGTATACTCACCTTTAGTGTCTCGAATATTAATTGTGACAGCTTCTTTTGTTCCCGTGCCATGTAAAATTTCTAAGTCCTTCATGGATGGTTTATAAACTTCTGCAAAACATTCAAAAAGGGTAATCTTTTCTATTTCACCTGGTTCAGGACCACTTGCCGGCTGATATTCAAAAAAAACAACCGGAGTACGTAAATCCCCGCTCTGAACTTTTTGAGGTTTAAACTGAAACTTCATCAGATTCACCACTTTCAGCTACATAGAGAGAGAAACCTAAGCTAGTTATTTGTGATTGAAAGTTTTCATTGAAGAATTCTATCGAATCATTATACGCGTATCTAGTACGATCAATGACCAATTCTCTTGCCCTAACATGTTCATCTACATTAAACAGCCCGCATTTTTCTTGTAAATCAGCAATAGAAAAAGATAGCAACTCTTTTAAATTGCTATCCTCGCTATTGTGAGAAATGTGCATACGCTCTTTAAATTTTTTAAGAAGGTCATCTGATACTTCCATGTACAGCACCTACTTTTTCTTGTCTTTTTTTGGTTCATCCAATCGCTTTAAAAAAGAAGTTCCCAAATTATCAGAGACTTCATCTGCACGTTTTACAGTCAATTCAATTTCTGTTCCTTTTTCATATACTTCTTTTGTTTCTTTGTCTTTGAATTTCTTTAATACTTCAAATTTAGCCATTTACAATCACCCTTCCGGAGTTTGTTCTGCTGGTTTGATATTTAATGTCCATACAGCAGAAGCTTTATCGTCTTTCGCTTTACCGTACGCAAATTGTTTTGCAGCATATAAATTAAGGTCTTCAAATGCAAGCGTTTGGTCAAAAGTAGAAATATCCAATGGACCACCAACAAGTGCATCATAACGTTCTGCTACGTAAGAAATAGCTTTCTTTTCTGGAACGAATAATGATTCAATGATATTTAAATTGTATGGGAGCGCAGTCACATAAACACCGTTCGCATTTAAGCTTGTGTATTGTTTCTTAACATCCCATGCATCCGTTGGATTGACTAGTAAAGTAACTTTACCTGCAACGTTTAATGGATGTTTGTTTTCTTTTACAGAGTGATATTTATATACATCTGTTAACTCATTAACCGTCACTTTAGGACTAGCAAATGTCAGTGTTCCAGAAGCAACTTTTTCTGGATATACACCATCGGTTACTGATGTCCCTTTAGCTACTTTTCGATTTAAACCAATCGGTTGAGATTTACCAGTACCAACGATAAACGCACTTTCTAACGCAACTGCAAAAGCTTCTTCAATTTGCGTAACAACAAAGCGTTTTACCCAAACAGGACCAAATTTTTCAAGGTCTTTAGGCACAACAACAAATGCCGTTAGCTTGTTTTGAATAGACTCTTCTTCACTGAATGTCGCATCTAGCTGTCCTTTAATTTCACCAAAAATATTACCCCACACGGCAAGACCGCTTGTTTCGGATTTTAAGAACTTAGTACGCAAACCAGTAGTGCGCATCCCGATGGATGCAAGGAAAGGATGTTCAGTTGTTAAATCTTCAAAGATTTCATCAACAACTGTTTGTGGTAGCAATGTTTCTTCTTTATATCCAACCTCTTTATTAATATCATTGAAGAATTTAATTTCTTCATTCGTGATATTTTTGTCAGTTCGGCTAGCTGAAATATATGCGTCCGCTTCTTGACGTGCTTCTTTCTTAGCTTGTTCCATAATATCAGCAGCCATTGCATCTACCATTTCCACATATGCTTTATTTTGAATTTCTTGCGTGTCTTCGTTTTTAACAGCATTAACAAAAGCTGTCCGTTTTTCCTCGTAATTCGCGAGGTTGTTTTTTAATTTGATAGTCATAATTTATTTCCTCCTATTTTTGGGTATTAAAAAAGAAACCGTTTGAAAGGATTTTTATTTTCCTTTCGTGGTTTCTCTTCTTTAGTATTTGTTTGTTCTAATTGGTTTATTACTTTTCCTACAATTGCATCGATATCTAACTGCGGTGGTTTAATATTATTTATGATTTTCTCGATTGCATCCTGTGGTATTACCGGTGAGAGACTGGCAACTAATTGCGGTGCTTTCTCATTAGAAAACATTACTTCGTCGGCAAAACCGGCTTCTACTGCTTGTTGTGCGTTAAACCATGTAGTTTCACCCATTAGATTTAATAATTCATCCATGTTCTTTCCAGTCTTGTCCATATATGCGTTTGCCACAGATACATTGAAGCCTTTCGAAACTTTAGCTTCATGTTCAAGATCTCGATAATCTCCAAACACTCCGGAAGCAACATTGTGCACCATGATCTGGGCTGTAGGACTAATTTCCACTTTATCTCCCGCCATAGCAATGACCGAAGCCGCACTAGCAGCAATGCCTACAACTTGCACATTTACAGTGCCATTATAGCCCTTCAATGTAGTATAAATTTCACTACCAGCATACACATCGCCTCCGCCAGAATTGATAATTACATCAACCGGCTCATTGTTTTCAGGTAAAATGATATCGCGTGGGCTAGTGCTTTCCATATCAAGCATATCGTAAATCCATTTTTGATTGCTCGATATGATTGTTCCTTTGATCTCTAATTTCATCCATTCTCACCTCCTTCATCTGCTGACTGATAGTTTTTAGTAATTAAATATTTATCTAATTCCGGATTATCTACTCGTTCAGCGCCCAATAATTCTCGAACTTCATTACGATTAAATGAACCAGAGGCAACCAACTTATCTACAGCTTCTGCATTTTCTATAATGTCTTTTTTGTGTATGATTTTGATATGTTCACCCGCTAAAAACTCGTTGGAAGTAAATAATTTAGCGTTTAATTCATCTTCTAGCTTTTTAGTGAGAGGATCAATACAATATTCCATATATGCTTTCATATTATTACTCAAATCTGCCATATCCCCATGTAGCAGAGCAGAGGGAATGCCGAGAATACTAGCTACATAATCAATCATTTCTTTTCGAAGTTTTTTGATCTCATCAAAATTTTGGCTACTATTGACGCTAGACGTTCCAAACTCTTCATAGTTAAAGCCTTCTAGTTGAGGAACGATGGCAATCTCATTATTGTTAAATGCAGCATACAGTTTGTCGATGTAAGTCTGTAATTTTTTTTGTTTTTCATCATCCGCAATACCTGCCATTTTAAAATTAACAGCTCCACGAATTTGGAAGTTACGCATTTGCGCCCGAATCATGCGACCAAATAACTCACCGTAATCCTCAAACATGCCATCAGTAAATGCAGCTAGTCGCTCATTTCCATATTCCAGAAAAATCACATCATCCATACTAAAATTACGATTATAACGATAATCTTTCACCGTAACCCCTTCAAAAACATCCGGATAAAGCGCGAACTCTTTTCTAACATAACTATCAGCAATTAAAAAATCGTCCGTATCTGAAAGGACGATTAAGCACTCGTTATCATAGATTAATTTATAGATCACTTTTTCCCAGAAAGAACTCGAACTCATATCTGTATTTGGACGAACATTTAATTTATAATACAATCCGTCTCGTACACTGCTTTCTCCACTTTTCAATCTAAAATCAGATTTGGCGATCGTTCGTGCTATATGTTTTACACACGTATTTAAAGCCATTTTTTTCAAATAAACCTTTGTTGTTTTATCTTCTAAAAACTCTAAATCCCACATCCACTCAATTTCTTTGTTCCGTTTAAATATCTCCGAAAGAAATCCCAATATATCACCTCCTAAAACGTAATGGCATTAAGCATATTTAAAACTTCATCTACATCAAGGTCTTCTATTTCATCCGCACGCCATAGAGCATGTACAAATGCTTGAAATCCATCTGTTTTACGCCTATGCTCGTCTTTTTTCAGGTATTCTTTATTACCATCTGGTTTGATTTTCACTGCAACATTATTTGTATACCAACGCATTAACGGATTATCTCCAAACACAATACGATGATTAGCAAATAGTGTTTCAATTCGCGGAGCTAGCAAACTATGAGCTGCACGTGGATTTCTAATAATCTCCAGTTCGAATCCTTCTGCTTCAAACAGCGGGCGCATAAGATCCATTCGGAAGTTATCCCCAATGACCTTTTGAATACCGTAATTTTCCCGCATTTCAACAAACCAATTGACCACATGACGAGGGTCGATTGTAGGTTCATCTACAATGGTCAGTAATCCCTGCTTTTCCCATTCTTTGATGGGCGGTTTAAGGTTTGCGATATCCAAATATCCTTTTCTAGCAAATGAATGTGATTTCCAAATATAATCATCTCCCACACGGAACAGCAATCCAACAGCCGCGAAGTCCTTAACGCTTGCATAGTCAAATGCACCAATACAAGCTCGGTTTTGGAGTTCTGGCATTTCTCGGTTAGTTGCGAGAATATCTTTCCACGGCGCTACTACCTTTTCCAAGTCGACTTCTGGAAGGTTCATTCGTTTAGTCATGAACGCTTCTCTGCCGCTTGGATTATTCGTTAATGCTTCATATTGTTTTCTAACTTTATTTAGTAAGCGTTTAGAACGAGGACTTAATGGCTTTTCAAAAGCAGGATTTGCTTTTTCCCACATAGCTTCATTCTTGACTTCTGCTGGATCGTCTAGCTTACAAATAAAAGGAAACATGCGATCGTTAAGATTTTCGCCGCTTAAAATTGCTTTACTACGTTCTTCCAACTTGTCATAAAATCCCGCTCTCACAAATCCATTAGTACCAATAAAAAATTCTCTGGGATTCGCGACTTTGCCAAGTCCTCCAGAGAATACATCAATTATTTGTCTATCTTCATATTCATGTGTTTCATCATAAATAACACAGCCTTCACGACCACCATCTTTAGTTTTTGCATTTGACGTTTGAAATTTAAAAACACTGTTGGTTCCTTTGCCAATAATCTGTGCTTTCCACGCGTCAAAGCTGCCTTCCAATTTAGGATTTCCGTCTATTGTATTAAATACTTCTTTGAAACTAACTTTCGCTTGATCTTCGGAATTCGCCACTACCGAAACATCGTAATTGTTAATCCCATGTAGCGGACTTATAAAATAATTTGATAATGTACTTATAAACCCGTTCTTACCACCACCGCGACCAAGGGTTATAAAGAACTCTTCATAAAAAAGTTCATCATCTTCTTTAAAATATAAAAAAATAAATGGTACAATAAACTTTTCCCAGTTGTCCAAAGGGAAGTACCATTTTTCACTAAAAGCAATATAATTTTCTATTTGCGTCTCATCAAAATATATATCATCTCTACTAAGAACATGTTCTTGTAAGTAATTTATTAGATCGATTCGTTCTTTATTGAGTAGTATTTTTCCACTTTCATACGACTGTATATAGTTATCAACGTGTTTATTTGATATCATATCAAGTCACTACCATCTTGTTTATCATTTTCGCCTTTGAATATAAAAGATCGTTCAATAGATAATAATGAAGTGTTGATTCGATTTTTTTCTTGTATCGCTGGATTAGTTTTCGTGAATTTTTGCGAGCCGTTTTCAGTGACAACGACCGCTCCATCTGTTTCAATGCTTTTATCTAACTCATAATATATGCGTATTAAATTAATATAGCGATTGACTTTTTCAAGCTCTTTCTGACTAGTAGTATCAACCTTAGATAACAATTCTTTTTCTAACTTCTTTATGTTATATTCCACTTCAAGCCCTCCCTCCTTCATGAGACTTTTTAACATTTCTGCGGAGAAGACCCCCACACCGTTCCCCAGAGCCAAATTAAAGTGCAAACCTTTGACCCGGGGGTGTCACCATCGTTCATCATTCACCCATTTATTTATTTTCCTTCTAAATTGAAAGCGATTATGTTTTTTGTTATGACACTTTACACATAGAGTAGTGAGATTGTCTATATCAAGCGCAAGTTCAGGATGATGTTCTAAATCCTTAATATGGTCCACATCGAGTCTTTTATGCTTGTCTGGGTCATGATAATCAGTAAACACCTTTCCTTGCCTCTTACACTCTTGACACTCATAGTTATCACGCTTTAATACTTCTTTACGTATGCTTGCCCATTCCTTTGACTTATAGAATGTATGACGTTCTGCTTGTGTTAGCATTAATCCACCCCTATATAAAAGCCCAACACGCAATGTGCTGGACTTCATTGTTCTATGTATCCGTAGTTATGAGACCTGAATACTTCTACGGTAGTATTCGTCAATACTTTGTATTTCATCCAGTCGAATCCGGAATGAATTTCCGTCACTAGACACAGGACCCGTTCCACATTGTCAAGAGGTGTGTGTGGTTTAATATATACTCGGCAAGGATTTGCACCTCGCATGAAGTCAACGGTTTACTAAGCAGCATAGCAACCTCCTGCTATGTCATCATGTGATTATAGATGCTCAGTTCCGTCTAACAGTTCATGTTCCATTGCTTCGATTTCATTATCTGAAGCAACACCTTTAATCGCTGATATGTGAGACATCTTATTTGTTCTTGAGTAATAAGACGGAATGAACCCATTATGTTTGTTTCTTAGTTCTTGACGTTCTTTATATAATGCTTTAATAGAAGGAACAAGACGTCTAATATTTTGTTCAATAAATCTAGTTGGTATTCTAATAATTTCCCAACCGTGTTCAGATTTATTCAAAGTATTAAGGATAAACACATCTCGTTCTGAATCTTTACCAATCCTAAAACGATGGTGCCCTCCATCAATCTCTAATACAACCTTCATGTCTGGCAAAATAAAATCTACTCGTTTGCGCCCTATTCTTTGTTGTGTTTTTACTTTAATCTGACTTCTTAACAATTCGATACAAGCCATTACTTCATGGGCAGAATCAAACTTGCTACTGTCATTTCTATAAAATTGGGCTACTGTGTTATATGGGTCAAGGTATTCATCCATTTTCATACTACAGCATTCTTGCATTTCTATAAGATGTATTGCTCTTTCAAGTGTTGCTTCGATTTTGTGCGCAATATATTCTTTTTTCTTTTCTTCTATTTTTTTTCGATACTTATGTTGGCATTCAACGCATAAGTTTCTACCGCCAGACAAATCTCTGAAATGTACGGAAGCTTCCTGCGAAATATATTGCTCGCATTCCCAACACCTAACTAAATTCATATAGTCCCCTCGACTTTCATTTTTAATAGGCCCTGCCTATAATACTATAATAAACCTTTTTCGATGCCCGAAAGTCTCACTTTCGTCTCACAATTAAAATCCAAGAAACCTGCCAATTTCTTTTATTACAACGTCTCGATGTCTTATCGCTGTAGCTCTCCCCATATGCGATTGCATTCCAATGTATTCCCAAGTATATCTCTCACGCGACCAATAACGTAATTTTATAATCATTCTATCATTTTCATTTAGATTAGCTATCACCTTATCAATCACTCTAACAACCTTATTCATACGTTGTATTTGAATATCCATGTCTAACAATGTAACTCTTTGTTCTACTTGATTACTAATATTCCCTGAAGAACTACCACCAGCATTTTCATCTGAGTATTCTTGATATATAGACCCTGTTATAACATTTAACCTCAACTGTTCTAATTCTTTTTTGGTATCGTAGTAATGTCTAAGCTCATCTTCTATATATTGAAATTGCGCTTTAGTTAATCGTTTTGACATTGTATCACTCTCCTTTCAAATTCATATAAAATCATTCATCAGCCGACAACTTTACGAAAAAATTTATAAGTTGGTGCTTTTTCTAAATTTAATCGGTACTCTTTACAAGGTAAAATACTTCCATTATTTTTATACCACAACTCATTATAACGACCATCAAAAATCATTTTTATAGCAGATTCATTTGTAATTTGTATATAACTTTCCATATCTTCACCTCTCTCCTTTCAATAAATACGCATGCTCTTTTGTTTTGAAATTTGTAATATAACATTGTCTACATGTGCCGTTTGCAAATAATTTATTCGCCTCAGCTCTCGCTTCTTCTTCTGTTTTATATGAAAACTTGTAACAGAATGAAGTTTCTTTTCTTACATATAAATCCCACATTATTTACTCTCCTTCAATAAATTCACAGAAACGGCACATGCTATAATTACGAATAAAAGAGAATTGAATTCCGAATCACTTAGCTCACCAAAATTGTGACAGAATGCAAGTACAAATATCACGATTATATAAAACCAACCTAGCAGTTTCATTGCTCTTCCTTTAAATCCTCTTCAAAATCCGCCTCGGTCAAAAGAAATTTAATAACTCTAAAATACCTACGTTTTAAATTATCATCGGTTGGATGCGATGTTTCAATATACGTTTTGAACTCTTCTAAAGTTCCTTGAAAATCTCCTTCTGTCCACAACTCCAAATCTTTAATGTAGGTAATTTGACTATTTTCACTACTAGTATTAACTTGTGCAGACAACACTGTTAAACCTCGAACACCTTCCCAATTAACCCAAGTAAGATATGCACCTGTCAAATCTGCGTTAGTAAAGTCTGCATCCCACAAGCTTGCGTAACTTAGTGTCGCACATATTAAGCTTGCATTTCTTAAATTAGAACGTTCCAATTCTGCGCCAGTTAAATCTGCACCGTCTAGAACAGTCTCTCTTAAATCAGCTCTTGTTAAATCAGCATCTGATAAATCTATATTCAACAAAACCGCATTCCGCAAATCAGCATTAGACAGAATGGCTTCACTTAAAAGGTCATCTACTGAATAAATATTTTTTAAATCAGCACCTGATAAATTTGCACGGTTTTCTTCCTCGCCTCGATTACCTAGCCATCCTAAGTGATTTTCTAAAATATCGTAAAACTCTTCTTGCTTCATGCTTCTTCACTCTCCAATTCTTTAATTAAATCATTTAAATAAAACCGCGCTTTTTTTAAATCTTCAATGCCGTTTTTATGTTCATAGCGAGAAACATATTTAAGTATATTTCCGACCGCATATGACGGATAATCAGATACTTTTGCTTTAATGTAGTCTAGCGTCTCAATGCCACCGCTCGTGTAATGTGCGGGATTGTTTACGTTGTCGCTAGCGTCTTTAAATTTTATTAAATAATCTTTCATTTTTCTATTCCACGCTGTTGCAAATTCTTCAACGGGATCTGTTGTTTCGGTTTTCTTTGCTTTGTATTTTTCAATTGGTGTGTCAGGGTAGTTATCTTCAGCATAAGAAAGAGTCCCATAACTCACTCCCTCTTCATCTACAAATAGAGCACTATCTTGCTTATACCGTTCCCAAAGTTCCGAGTCATCTTGCGTAATAGCCTCACCAAAAAACCACGTCCATCCCTCGTTTTTCAAGTTTCCCAGTAATGCATCAAAATCTTCTTGTGTTTCTGTGTGATATATTTTCATTTGTTTATCCTCCTTGTTTAATGGGATTGTCGCATCAAGACTCATAGTTTCAATGTACATCCTTGATTAAATTTCCATCTGTTTATAAATTTTTGAATATGACTGAACATTGTTATCTCTCCACGATTTTCAAAATCACTCGGTTACAAAAAAACGGCGAAAAAGTTTTTATTTTCGTATACAGTTCTTAAATATAAATTAAATATAATACTTTTTATTAAGAAAAAAATGTAACTTGTAACTTTTACGTGTCTTGCTACTGGTACTATGCGATTTTGGGAGGTTACATTTTTTGCTTCGGGTTACATTTTTCTGTAACCAATTGTCAGAATATTACTCGTATTCCGCACAATTAACACTTCTGATAAACCCTTGCAGTCTTCCCATTTATTTTGACTGCCTTGGTCTCTAAATTCATCACATCTTTAATCGTCGCTCTTCATTTTTTACCCCTCCTCTACTTTTTTATAAATATCAAAAGGTTCTATTTCTTTTTCCAGCGCATTATGCTTCACATAGATAACGGCATACTCTTTTAACGCCTCAATAATATCAAAATCTATTTCGTCCTTTAGTTGTTCTAAAAGCCAATCTGGAAAATCAACATTCATATACTCCCGAACATCGCATTTACTGTTTGTAATATCTCTTAGCTTCATTTTACCCCTCCTCCACAATTCGCACGGCTTCTGCAGCACTTCTTGCTACTCCACAAATAGCTGGCGTTATTTCCATCGCTTGTTGAAAGTTTTTCTGTTCTTGTCGTAACTTCCCTATCTCATTTTTCACTTCAATAAAAAACATTTTTCCATCTGTTCCGCGAAATCCGAATAAATCTGGAAAACCTTTCGGTAATCCTGTATCAAAAATTCGTCCATTTGGTAATTTCACTTTGCCAACATTGGCACGGAAAACGTAATGCCCATGGCGGGAAAGTTCTAAACGTATAGAATTCTGTATATCCATTTCTGCTGTCATTTAATCACTCCTTTGGTCAAATTGGTGAAAAAGGTGGATAGTTGGTGGATAGTTGAAACAAACCCTCCACCTCTGAAATCCATTGGTATCACTACCTTTATAACTACTTCTTTTTTAAAAGGTGGATAGTTGGTAGTAAAATAGGAAAAGTATTACTAGGAGGAAAAAAGTAGAAGGTTTATGGAAAAACACCCAAACTATCCACCTCCTAAGAAATTAAGTAGCCAAAACCATTGCGCCTCTAAGGCTAAAGGAGGGTGGATAGTTGAAACAAACCCTCCACCTCTTTTAAAAATTTAAGTTCAAATTATAATAATCGTCATTTAAAGTAATGCCCTCATATACATTTGCGGTTTTAGTTTTTTTCTTAGTAAACTTCATTCCAATTTCTTTCCCAAATTTCGTACTACTCATTAAATATTGACCGTTTTCTTTCGCCCACTCATGATATGTTTCATACATTTTTTTGGCATTTACCTTTTCGCCTTCTCTCACATCACAACAATCCTCAATAAATGCAGTAATAACATCCATTTCTGATTTATATTCAGAGCTAGCATTTTCAACTGCTTTCGGCATTCCCAAGCCTTCCTTTTGCCATTTAAGAAATCCTTCTACAGCCCAGTTTAATATCCCAGTCAATTCACTGCGAAGTTTATATTTTAGCTGTTTATCTACTTTTTCGTCAGGTATTTTTACTGTGAAAGGTACTAAATGTAATCGACGCCATATTCCATCGTCTCTCCCTCGGATAATTGGTTTATGGTTGGTTGCCATCCAGATTTTGAATTCGGGTGTAAACTCGAATTCGTCCTTATACAAGTGTCGTGCAGTGACCTTGTCGCCACCTGTGAGCTGTTTAACTAGTCCTTCATCTAAACGTACACCCTCATTTGGTTCGGTGGTTGTAACGAACCTGGCGCCATGTAAACGGGCAATATCACTGTTTGCATTACTAGACTGCTGTTTGACCATGATTGTCTGTGGCTGGATGTTGGTCGCATAGGAACCAAAAATATCGTTGATAATATCAAGAAAAACCGATTTCCCATTTCGCCCATTGCCGAAAAGGATAAACATGACTTGCTCTGACGTGGATCCTGATAATGAATAACCGACTGCTTTTTGAATATAATCGATTAACTCTTTATCACCAGCAAAAATATCCTTTAAAAACGCTTGCCAAAGTGGCGCATCAATTTTATCTGTATATTCGATGTTGCTAATTTTTGTAAACATTTTTTGCCTGTCATGATTGATAAGTTCTCCATTTTGCAAATTGATATATCCGTTTTGTGTGTTCAAAAAATATTTGTAGCGATCGAATTCATCAGGCAAAACTGGCATTAAATGTTGCGCTTCTTTCAACATGTTCGTTTTTCCTTTATTGCTTCTAGTTGCTTTTAAGTGCTTCATGAACGCTTTTTCTGCATCTGATTCATTATCCATGTAAGCAAATTCGCTTTTCATATCTTTAATTACATCATCGACAAGTGTTTTTACAGCTCCTATATTATCGTATTTCCACACTTTTGAATCGTAGTAGTAAAACCCTTTGTTAATATACGAAAAACGGACAATATCATGAAATTTATCACGAAAACGTTCTGCATTACCAGTATCATCCAGCCCATATACTTTACGTGCTGTATTATTCTGATTTTTGATAGAAATAGAATATCCTTCTAGTTCACTGCCAGGTTGGTAAATTTCAGAGGTATTAGTTATAGCTTTATTAATAACCATTTCACCGTAAAGTTGCGCACCGCGTTTTTGGTCCCATTTTGTTCGATACAAACCACTTGAACGGAAAATTTCGTCCATTTTTTCTGCATTACATCCTGTCCAAAATGCCAGCATATTTGCAAAAGCTAAGTCTGCTTCGGATTGTGAGGGATATAGTCCATCCCATAATCCATCGTAAAGCGTTTTAAATTGTGCGCCTTGTTTGCTTCGTTCAGCACGTTGAATAATATCACTTACAGGCAAATCAACTGTAGATTGTAAATTATTTATTTGTCTTACTTCATTAGTCCCAATGTATTTCGTATGCAAATATTGTATTGCCGTTGTCGCTTCATTGACTTGTCTGTAGTTATCAATTACTTGACCTGTCATAACGAAAAATCGACCGTCCGGGTACATTTCAATGTTTCCTTTACGCCGACCACCTTCCGGAAAACTTCCTTTTGCAATAATATGAATTCCTGTCCCGCTCACACTGTATTCTGTGTAACTAGACAACGTTTGAATAAATTCACCAGCAATATTTTCTGTATTACCATAAAGGTAATCTTCAATTTCATCCTTTATATCATCAATATCCACACCGAAATATGGTTTCTTAAAGTAAAAACCTAACCCATCAAATTGATATTTTTCGAGGGAATCAAGGGCAGTTTCAAAATCTGCCCATGTCCGTTCGTCTACACTATTACCGTATGAACCGTTGTTTGCGTTCATCGGTATTTTTTTGTTTTTGCCACGCTCTTCATCCCAAACAAGTTGAAAAGCGCACCATTGTTTTAATTTTTTTAATTCGTCCGGAATTTGTTCATACACGTTTGTGCGCTCCTCTCATTGCTTAGAACGGTAGATTACTCTCGTTTATTTCTGGCATAGGTTCAGCATCTTTCTTTTTAAATACATGTTGTAATGGTCCAGTAATTTTACTTTCAGCCCACGCTTTCACATTTAAATTTTTATAAATTTGACCATTATACTCAGACTCTTCATTTTTCACAGTAACTTGGCATGTCTTAGTTAACAGGTCTTTTAATAATTCATCCAATGTATTATAATCTTTGCCGTTAGGTAATTGGATTGCTTTAGCGATTGTATTTAATGCTGTTTGACTATATTCATTTGTTGCTTTTGCTTTCCATACTCGGTGAAAAATATGCGCATTCTGGAATTTTTGATTTACATCATTACGGATAATTAAATCAATATTAATGAACTCCGCTCCGTTTTTTGTCGCATCTTCATTTGCGTTGTATAAAACCACCTCATACGTACCATTTTCTACTCCATTTGTGAAAACATCCTTATGATCTACTTTAAACATAATTAAATTCCTTCTTTCGATTTTTTTATTTGATAAATCCTCTTACTTTTCCTTGGTGGTATGCCCACCCTCGCTTATAGTTATGCTGCTTCGCATACTCATATAGTTCTTTCATATTTTTACAATCGTTCGGACTACTGTAGTCCACTTGAAATATTGGTTCAGTAATTTCTTGAAGTTCTGCTGCGTCGTCGATTTGGATCGGTTTTGCTTCCACTTTAAACTCATGCCCGCAATGCTCACATTGCTTATTGCTGGATAAGACTGTCATAAAGCAATCGGGACATATTTTCACTGGTGCTTCTGCTTTCTTGCTATTACTTCCTTTTTTCGGTTCTAACGTCCATGTGCGTTCCATATCCGGTAGTCCGAACCGACTTACATTGCCTACATGATCAATGATGATGGACGTTTTTTCTGGACGGTAACGCATGCCACGCATAGATTGCTGAATGTAGAGAGACAAAGACTGTGTCGGGCGTAACATAATCACAGTAGAACAGTCTGGCACATCGAATCCTTCGCCAATCAAATCTAAGTTACATAGCACTTTAATCTCGCCATTTCGAAACTGTTGGATAATGTGATCGCGTTCCGCCTTTGGTGTTTTGCCATCAATATGTGCTGCAGTGATACCCACTTGTTCAAAACTAGCTGCCATTTTTTGGCTTTGATAGAGAGAAGAAGCGTAAAGAATAGCTTGCTGTCCGTCGGCTAATTTTTGATAATGCTTGATCACGTCTCCCCATACTTTTCGTTGATTGAACTGATCGTCTAATTGTGTGATGTCATACTCCCCGGTTCGTTTGATGTCTAAGTTACTTGTTTGAATAACTTCCGGTGCAAAATACTTATAAGGTGATAAGAAGCTATTTTCAATCAACCATTTGGCATTGACTTTCTCAATCAACGTATCGTTGATATCGCCTAATCCCCCGCCATTAATTCGGACAGGTGTTGCCGTAAATCCGATAACTCGTGCCTCATGAAAGTATTCAATGATTTTTTTGTAGCTGTTCGCTAAGATGTGATGGCTTTCATCAATGACTATTAATTCTGGTTGAGGTGTGTGATCTAACCGTCTAACAATGGTCTGAACCATTCCTAAAGTGACGTGTTTCATATCAACCCCACTCACTTCGAGTGTATTTTGAATCTGATCAATCAATTCTTTCCTGTGTACCAGGAATAAAACATGATTTTTATTTTCTGTGGTTCGCCTAATAATCTCTGCTAAAATAACCGATTTGCCTGAACCTAACCACAGGGCGAAACAACTAACGGACGTTTACACCCTCTAATAAAAGCCTCCCTTACTTCGTTGATTGTATCGATTTGATAATCTCTAAGCTTCAGCATCAACATCACCGATTTTGAATAGGTCTTCTTGCAAAGCAAACTCTCTGTTATCTAACTGGTTTTTTGCAAAATTACCATTATTTTCTGTGAGTAAGAAGCCTCTCTGACCTGTCTCAGGATTTCTTATTAATCTTGCAACTACAGGAACAATACCCATAATATGATTAACTACCTTTTCTCTAATATCTGGTAAAAATTGGTTATAAAGCTGTCCGCTTTCCATCTGTATTTGTCGTGTGTTTTCCCAAGCGGTATATACTATATTTGTGTTTGGTAAATTATTAAACACGGATATCAAATCTATTAAATGTGTGTCAAATATTCCATAGTGTTGCAGTTCTGGTTGACCTGACTTTGTATTTCTCCCATTAAACATTAGCCATAATTTTTGATAATGGCTTAAATTATCAATTACTACATTGTCATATTCCTCTGCATGTGCCTTCGCATATCCATAAAAATCAGCCATATCTTGTACGGGATTTCGAGGGTCTAATGTCGCAATCGTGATATTAGGTAATCCGCTTAATACTTTTGATGTACCATCACAATCCAACATTAAAGTTTTCCCTTTTAAATACTTAACTGTCGTTGTCTTTCCAGCGCCCGGTTTTGCATAAATCATAATATTGAAATACTCCGACCTTTTCATTTTTTCTGATTGAATAAATTCCAATGAAATTCCTCCTTACTTATTATTTTATTTGTAGTCTTTCCGTTTGAACCAAAACGGCTCCTGGTACATCAATGCCTTTTTTCAAATCATCTTTTAACTTAGCCTTATCCAGCTTCTTAGGTTGTTCAACTAAATAATTAATTAACTTCCTCTCATCTTCTACAAGTACACTGTGAGGGTTTTTCCGAATATCTAATGTAAATAGATTCGTTTTTATTTTTTGCTTATTAGCAACTAGCATAGCATCATGTAGTGATTGTTTCAGTCGCTTCACATTATTGTTAATCGTGTTTTTTCGTTCTGATAAACGTTTAATTTCTACATCTAAAACAAGTGATTGTCCTTCTAGCTCTTTGATAATAAACGAAACATTTTCTGCTTTTGTTTCTAATTCATCGTCTATGCTTTCAAGGGTATCTTTTAATGTCTCTGGATCTAATTGCTCAGCTAAATTTAATAACTGTTGATACTTTTCTTGAATGGAATAAAGTGTTGTCATATTTTAGTCCTCCTTTTTTAAAAATGCAGTAGCAGTTATTTTTCCGTTTGTTGCCGAAAACCATTTCACATCCATTGACTGTTCAAATTTAGGTTTTTCAACTTTTGACACAAAATTAGTAGCATCTGAAACATTAGCAAAATACAAGCGGAATTCAACATCATAAGCTTCTTTGTAAAGTTCACTTATTAGCTGACTCTCTTCTTTCACTTTCTTCACTTGTCTACACGGAATATTAAAAGATGAAAAACCGTCAGTATCTTGCACAGTTAGCAACCCATCATTGTTAATGAGAACATAAAACTGTTCTCCATCAACACATAAATCAGTCACTCCTGCCCTATCCTGCACTTCTACTTTATCGCCTGCTTGAATACTCATTTTATCGCCTCCAATTCATTTTTATAGTCCCACATGTCTTGTGATAATTTATCCAGTCCAACCGCGAAACGTTCGAGATCTTTAGGCGTTTTGATGATTGATTTACTTAGTTCTTTGCTTTTTCTGTGAAGTAAACTGTTAGCTTCGTTGATGATGATTTGTTTTGTCAATTTAGAACCTCCTTTACAACAATATAAAAATCTGTTTGATTATTAATTCGATATGTCATTTCGTCTATTGATTTCGAACCTTTAATAATTTGTTTGAGTTCATAATGACGTTTGTCTACTCTGTATGTGGGAAAAACATTACCTAGACGTTTGATAGTAGATATTTTCAACTCCTCGAAAGTTACCCCATATTTAGTGAAATTGAGAAGTGGATATTTTACAAAATATAGTTCCTCTGAAAAGATGACGTGATAGTTTTTCACTCCAGCTCACCTTTCGCGAAATACTTTCCATAAAATTTTTCGAACCAGTTCAATTTATTTTGTAGTCTTGCCGCTTCTTCTTTTTTAGACTCAATTTCCAGTTTCATTTTTTCTACCACTGCGCTTTTTTCTAACTCAAACTCGTGTGCTGAAGCTGGTAGAATTTCATAAGAATCACTTTCTGAATTAATGTTTAGAAATTTAATTTCAGACCCTGACCAATCTCGTTCAAAATAAGCAATTTGAATCGTAGGTAAATCTTTGAAGTTTAAAAATTCTACAATTACTCCGTCATAAAGTTTTTGATTAGAGTAGTTCTTGTCTAACACTTTGATGTTGTCTCCTACTTTAAATTCATCCACCCGTACCGCTGTTCTCATGTCCATTTCCATCTTAATTCCGTTGATTTCTACCATTCTTTTTTCTTCCATTCACTTTTCCTCCTTATTTTGTTTTTCTCGGGCATTAAGCTCATCAAGAATCACTTGTATTCCGTAGGTATGTTCACGAATGACCAGATTCATTTCTTTTAAATTGTCAAATAGTTCCTCTGTAGAGCGTTTTGCCACCATTTCCTTTGCTTCTGCTAGTTCTTCTTCAAATAAATTCAATCGTCTTCCTCGCCTTCCTTTAGATACTCTCCCTCATCAAACACTATCTCCGCCAATTGAATGTCTTCATCATCGCATGTGCCTAGAAAATCGTCATAATTGGCAGCTTTTGAAGTTGCAAAAACAGCATATTTTATTGGAGCAAAAGACACACAAGAATGATGAAAATAATCACGTTCGCTAATACATATAATAGTGTCAAATTTCTTGAACACCTCTCCACATAAATTACATTTTTTCATACCTTCCATTGTCCCAATCTCCTTCCGCACATCGGACAGTACTTAATATTAAATTCAGCATAAGTAAATCCATGTTGCCAGCCTGCTGCAACTTCTAATTGACTTGCTTTATTCAACCGCATTTCGTCGTTCTCGTCGCTTATATTCTTAACCCTCTTATTTACATCCACATTACAAAATTCGCACATCATTCCGACACCTCTTCAAAATTTCTTATATCAATCTCTTCTATTTCCCTTATTAGGAAGCACTCAGGTAAATAACCACGCTGTTTCGCCCGCCTGTAGATAAAACTCTGTAATTCTTCTCTGTGTTCTTCTGTTACATCGTCCAAATAGCCCTCAGAATACTCCCCAGCCACTTCATATACTCGCTCTGCTATGTTCTCTAGCAGACTGTCGGTTTCGTCTGGAAACGCTATTTCCCCAATTTCACCAACAAAAAAAGTATAAATCAGTTCATTGTAATATGAATATATAGTTAAATCATTCATCACTTGATTGCGAGTTTTTTCGTCATGCGTGTTGTGATTATACTTTTTTAACAAGTTGATACCATGCTCGATAGCCTCATCTTTTGTATCAAAATATGTGATTGATTCCCATCGCCCGCCGTAACTACCGTTTAACATCCATTGCCCTTGCTTCATTCCGCCACCTCCATTACTAATTCGTATCGGCTTTCTAGTTGCCAATAACTCTTTTTAGAGCTATCAGGAATCTTGTCATGCAAGTCAATACGTCGTAAATCGTAACTAATACCTTCCACAAGTGCTTCATAATCATAACTGTATAAAGAAATATTTATTCCCATTCTTGCACCTTCCCTTTCAATGGATTTATTCCCATCACCACATAATTTTCTTTTTGCTCATAATCTGTGATGTAGGTAACTTCTACGGTTATCTTCCATCCGGTATGTTTTTCCTCTTTAAATTCTTTTAAAATCAGGTAATCTCCAACTTGGAAATTTCTGTCATTCTTTCTAATCTCAAACGTTTTTCGCCCTTCTGCGATGTCCCAGAAGTATTCTGACAATATTTTTAGTTCATGTGTTTTACTCATTTGAGTACCTCCAACTTACTTTTTATCTCGGTCAGCAATTCCCTTACCATTTTCACTTCGTATGACAATTCTTCAAAACTACTAATATCTGATGTTCTGATGTGATGTTCAGTAAAGGCGTCTAAAGCTTTCTCTACAGTAGGAAAATAGCCAATATCACTATATTGTTCCGCTCCGTTTTTATCTGGTCCTTTTGGCTTTGATAATACATATTGATATTGACTGCTTCTAATTACGTAATCTTCGTTTATTTTAATTTTCATTCTGTCTCCTCCACTTCTTCAACAGGCACAGCGAAATCCCAATATCGTGTGTCTATATTTTTTATTTCTGATTCAGTGAATTTAGTTTTATACCCATCGAACTCCCCGTTAGTAGACATAGTATAGGTACCTGTTTTTAGGTTGAGATTGACATAACCGGAATAACTATCTATCGCTTTGATGTAATAAAGCGGTTCTTGCTCAACTTCATACTCCCCCATCCAAGCTCGTGCGAATAGTTCTTGATTAGACGTCTCCCACAGCCACCCACGCATTTTTCTATCTAGTGACAGTTCTTTAACCAACTCATCTGTATATACCTCGTAGTCAATTGCTACAGCGCGACTGTCTCCCTCATCTTGGAAGGTGTCGATTGCGTCAGCTACAAATTTCGGCAATTTCACAAGTTCGACTTTGCTAACTTGATTTTGTTCAAATAAATAATCTATTGATGGCTTCTTAGCTAATTTAACTACTATTTCATTTGTTACTTCTACAACTTGCGTTACTGCGCCTCGATATAACTCACTACGCCAAATAACTTCTACTAGATCGCCTTTTTTAAATTTCATTGTTTTCCTCCTTAATCTAATCCTTCATATAGACTTTTTGAAAAATCATTCTCATCTATGTTCTGAATACTATTGATTGCATCAACCAATTTCGCCTTTGTTTCGAGACAAGGCTTATAACCGTAACCTACGTACCTAATCATTCTTTCAAATGTCGATATCGGGAAATTAAGAGTATTGTCAACCACCAACCTTTTGAGATGTAAGTGTTCAAAAAATTGGGGATGAATTACTATCCGATGCTCCCCGTCAACAACGTATCGTGCTACTTTGGTAACAGTAAAGTCAAAGTTACTAATAACCTCTTCTGGTTCCCCAAAAACAGAGCGAACTAACTCTAATTGGGTTTTTGACGGAATGTGTATAAAGGCGACGACTTTACCAGTTTTATACACAAGTTTAATATGGTTTGCATCGCTAGCACATTTCTCGGTGTAATAATGAATTGCGTCATTTAGGTCTTTTTCGTTGCGGAAAAACATGTCAATATCCTTCACTTTTTCATGATTAAAAATATTTTTAAAACAGCCTCCCGCTATGAATCCATCGTGACCTTCTAGGAACTGGTCTAGGAAATTGATTTCGCGGTATTGTCGAGCTTCCTCATGTTTGTAAATCATAATTTTCTCCCCTTCTCAATTCTGCGTTTCGTTCCATCCCTAATCGAAATCCACCAATTCCAGCGAATAGATCTAAAAAGTTCACGTCTGCACCTCGTTTCTCTCCGCTAACTTCGCTTTACCTTTTTTAAATTTCATTGTTTTCCTCCTCCAAATCCTCTTCAAAATCCGCTTCCGTCAAAATATAATTAATCGCGCGATAGTATCTACGTTTTAAAAAGTCATTGCTAGCGTGAGTCTGCTCAATAGAATCTTTCAATTCTTCTAAAGTTCCTTGAAAACATCCAGTCGTCCAGATTTCTAGCTCTTTGATATACGTGATTTGATTGTTTTTTCTCGTAGTATTAATTTGTACAGCTATTACAGTTAGACCGACAACATCCCGCCAATTAATCCAATTTAAATCGGCATAACTTAAATCTGCACGTCTTAAATTTGCATAACTTAAATCTGCATAACTTAAATTTGCATAACTTAAATCTGCACGTCTTAAATCTGCATGTCTTAAATTTGCACCACTTAAATCTGCACGTCTTAAATCTGCATGTCTTAAATTTGCACCACTTAAATCTGCACGTCTTAAATCTGCATGTCTTAAATTTGCACCTCTTAAATCTGCACGTTCTCCATATCCATCACGTAACCATTTCTCATGCTTTTCTATAACGACATCTAGTTCTGCTTGATTCATTCTGCTTCCTCCTAATCCATTTTAATAACTCTTAGCCCTTTCTCTGACGTTCTTTTTCTGTAAGAAGGCGTAGCGTAGAAAAATATAGTTTCACGCTTTACTTTTCTAAACTCTGCTAATTCGTCTAATGTACCGATTTTCAACAGATCGTCGCCTTTGTAGAGGGCGTATTCTGTCATGCTCTCACTCCTTCATAAATACCAACCAATGCGTTTTCGCTCTCTTATTGCCAAAAAGCGGCTCGTGATCAATTACTTTTAATATTTCACTTAGTTTTATTTGCTCTTCATTCCATTTGAAAATTAATGTTCCGTTTGACTTTAAAACTCGCATACATTCGCTAAATCCTTTTGCAATATCTTCTTGCCAAGTCTTTGGTTCTAATTTTCCATACTTCTTGGCCAACCATGATTTATCGCCAACTTTCACTAAATGCGGCGGATCAAAAACGACTAAGTGAAATGTATTGGTATCGAATGGCATACTCCTAAAGTCTGCTACAACATCAGGCTTTACAACTAATTTCCTACCGTCGCATAATTCCGTTTCTAATTCTCGATTATCCATAAAAGTGACGTTTTTATTTGTGCGATCGAACCAGAACATCCGACTACCGCAACAAGCGTCTAATATTTTCACGTCTGCACCTCGTCCCTCTCCGCTAACCATTGTTGCGTTTCTGCTAAATCTTTTTCGTAACTTTCATCTATTAGCCGTTTTAATATTTCGATTTGAAAATCTAACTCATTTCTTTTTTCGAGCTGAAATTGCAACATTTTTTTCAGTCTGCAAATTTCGATAGTGTTGTTTATATTCACTTGTTCGCTCCTTTCAATGTCGAAACCCGTCGTCCCAAAAATCATCAACTATTAGCGGATTTTCTACGTTCATTCTCTATCACCTCTGGCAAGTAGCATTAGCAAAAGAATCAATGCAATAATCGTTATTAATTCAGCCATTTAGTATCAGACTTCCTATACAGACCACAAATGCAATTAAAACAGTCAAAGCTAAGCATACTACTGTATTTATGTCTGATTCTTCAATGTATTCTTTTCCGTCCTCGTCAATACTTATGAGTCCAAAAAATCGTAATATTTTCATTCTAAAACCTCATTTCAGAAATAATGTGAACCATCCGAGTAAAATGTAAATTACTGATATAAACATGCCGATTTGTAAGCAAAACAGATAAATTAATAATGTATTTTCATGTTTCTTGATTGATTTTTTCATTCTCTTATCTCCACATCTGTGATATAATTAATTTAAATATTATTTCGTAACTCACAGTTTTAGTAAGCTCTAACTTACTATTTATAGCTGTGGGTTTTTCTTTTACCAATGCCGCTCAATCGAATTCGCGAATCTATGCTTGTACTTGGGTATTTTCTTATATTTAATTTGATGATCTAAATGCCTTGATTGAAGTTCAACTAGCAAATATTTTCCAACCGATTTTGGAACGTAATTTGGGTCGTATTTTCGTATTTCAGCAAGTAGTATTTCGACTTCATCAATCATTTTCAGACCTCCTTATATACAAATTTTTTAATCAGCCAATCATTTGCTTTTACTGCATCGAATGCCCACGCTTCACGTTGATTCTTTGTAGCCCAGTTACTAAATTCTGCAAGCTCTGGAAAGTCTTTAATGTTATCTAACCACCATCCATAACTTCGTGAACTAGCTTGCGCAAAATCTTCTAACGTCCATACACCGTACAGGAAATTCACATGCCTGTTTTTATTTTTCACAGGACGACCCATTTTCTTATTCTCCTTTCTTTTAATCAACATCTATTTCTAAAATTTCCGCAATCTCTTTTCTAACTTTCGATGCGTCTCTTTTGCCGTTTATGATATCTGATAAATAAGGATTGCTAATACCTAACATTTTTGCTAAATCAGATTGTTTCATATTTATTGCTTTTAGTTTTGCGTATACTGCAACCGCAAAACGCTGATGTTCTACTGACATGTTTTTGCTCCTTTCTTGTTTTGGTTTTCACGTGATATAATTATTTTTGATTGGAGGTGATTGAGATGACTTTTTATGATTTTTTAATAACTTATTACCTTAGCGAAAATAGTCCTTTAGGCGATCTAGCTCATGATGTTCAACTAGATGGTAATTTCCCAACAGAAAGCAAAAGCGAAGATGAAATCAGGGATTATTTTTCTAATATTGGTACTCCTGGCTTCCAAGAGGCTTTAGATGAGGCGTTGAATTATTTTAGAAGACTATGACAATTCTTTTAACTTTGCTTAGGTCAATTTCCGGTGCTCCATACTTAGCTTTAATTTCATAATTTTTGTAAAGACCGACTTCAATTTGTTGAATGTTGGTTTTTTTTCTTTTTAAATATCTTTTGTTCACCTCTCCATCACTCCTTTCTATAATTTGTTTAATAATCTTATATGCTGCGCTCTCATTGATTAACAGTGGACTATTTTATCAGGATCTGTAAATTACAACTATCAATGAAATTATCGAAACTATAAGCGAACTACGTGTCAATACGAATGTTATGAAATCGTGCCATTCTTCAATCTCTTCATTTGAGGGATATGGTCTTTTATTAAAGTTTGGTCTTTTAGGTATTTTCATTACATCATTCTCCTTTCTACTTTATTAGCTAATTATTTAGCATAATGTTGACAAATTTTAAACTTTAGTGTAGAATCTAGACATAGCTAAATAAGCATACAATTGAGCCATAAATCGTTGGGGAACGAGTATTTTATAGGTTTATTCGTTGACTCGTTTAGCTAAATAATTAGCTTATGAACATAGTATATTAAACTTTAAGTTAGATGTCAACCATTTTCTTTATTAAAATTTAAATTGTTCATAACCAATATGAAAAGGTGTATGATATGACTACATTTGATAGGGTGAAATTTTTAGCCGAGAAACAAAAAATTAGCATTGTTGAACTAGAAGAAAAACTGGGATTTGGTAGGAATTCACTTTATTCCTGGAAGAAAAAAATCCCAAACGGAGAAAGTTTAAAAAAAGTAGCTGATTATTTCAATGTTTCTACAGATTATCTTTTAGGTAGAACTGACAACCCCTATGTCGACAACGACATCCCTCAAGAAGCGGCAACACTTGCAGCTCACATTGATCCCGCTGCCACAGAAGAAGATATGAAAAAAATTCTTGAATATATTGATTTTATTCAGCAAAAATATAAATAAGAAATGAGATGAACACATGTGGTTAGATAAATACAGAGAGCAATATCCTGAGCTGACTATCATTGAAGATAAGAACATGGAGCAGGTTCACAAAGGATTATACTATAATAGTAGAATATTCGTAAATCCTCAACAAAATGATATTGAAATGCGCTGTACATTAGCAGAGGAAGTTGGACATCATCATTTGACTGTTGGTAATATTATTAAACAAGAAACAGTTAATGATAGAAAACAGGAAAATCTTGCTAGAAATTGGGGCTATGAGTCACTAGTACCTTTGCGAAAAATAATTGATTCTTATTATGAAGGTTGCACAGAATACTATGAAGTTGCAGATTTTTTAGAAGTCACAGAAGAGTTTTTAAAACATTCTATCGAGTATTATAAAAGTAAGCATGGGAACGTTGTAGAATGCAATGGGTATATAGTTATTTTCAGGAGTAGTATTCAGATTGTAGCCTGTTAGGCACTCATGCTATAAGTTTTAGATAAAATTAAATAAAGGGAGAGAATGAAAATGTGGAGTTTTGGATTGTTATTTTTAGCCAGTTTGATAGTTAGTATAGTTTTCTTTGTATTAGCAATTAAGAAAAATGATAGATCAAAAAAATTAATGAAAGGTATAACTTTTTTAGCCATTAGTTATACTTTATGGCTTTTCGTTGCAGATATCTCTGACAGTAATTTTTTCATAATATTTTCTTTTTGGATCATCGCAATGGCATTGATTTATATATTTTTATTACTATTGTCTGGAAAAATGAATTTTAAAAAGTATCAACATATATCTAAGTTAGCTGTCATCCCCTTATCGTTTTTATTCTTTTTAGGTGGCGTTTTTATTGCTACTAATACTGATGCCCCAAAAAAAGAAACTCCTAAAAAACAAGAGGCTTCCTCAAATACAAATTATTACGGAGAAAATAAGGATACAAACTATGATGATGTAAACGACACTAGTTCTGCAAGTGATGAAGATTTCGAAAAAAGCCTTCCAACATTAAACAAAAAAAACAATATAAATGCCATAGAAGATATGCAAAATAGCATAAGAAATACTTTAATTCCATCTATCAATAATGATATTAAAAATGATGATAGCAGTAATTTAAAACAAGAGTTAACTGTAATTAGTAATTTAAGTGACGAAAGTTCTGAACATTCGAGCTCAATGCTTAGCGACGTTAAGTCTGATAAATATTCTGACGCAGCATATGATTATTGGAAAGAAGCAATAACTACTCTCGCATCAATTGAAGATTACGTAAACGAGCAACTCGATGGTGCCAAAGATATTGATTACTATTATAACCAGTTCGAGATTGCATTGGAATCCTTGGATGATAGCTATACGAATGCAATTAAAACATTAACAAACTAAAAAAACGCCCTCCCCGCAAGAGATAAGCGTTTTCAAATACACACATAGGAGTATGCAAATATATTTTAACATAGTTTGCTGTACCCTTCAAAAGAACATACGTTCCAAATCAAAGAGGTGGTGCTATTAATGAAAATTAAAAAGTTAAAAAATGGAAAATATGCCGTTCGTTTGCGCATCAAAGTCGACGGTGAATGGAAAGAAAAGCGTTTGACAGATACAAGTGAAACAAACTTAATGTATAAAGCGTCTAAATTATTAAAACAAGCTGAACATGATAGTAGTTCTTTAAAAGAGTGGAAATTCAAAGAGTTTTACGAATTATTCATGAAAACTTTTAAAGAAGGTAAAAGTAGTCAATCAACAATTAATTTATATGACTTAGCTTATAATCAATTTGTTGATTATTTTGGCGAAAAAAGAAAACTTAATTCCATAGATGCTGTGCAGTATCAACAATTTATTAATCATTTATCTGTAGACTATGCAATATCCACTGTAGACACCCGGCACCGCAAAATTAGAGCGATTTTTAATAAAGCTGTCCATTTAGGCTACATGAAGAAAAACCCAGCCATAGGCGCTCATATAAGCGGACATGATGTGGCAAAAACAAAAGCACAATTTATGGAAACCGACAAGGTTCATTTACTATTAGAAGAACTTGCAAATTTTCATTCTATATCACGAGCAGTTATCTTTCTAGCAGTGCAAACAGGTATGAGGTTCGAAGAAATTATTGCACTAACAAAGAAAGATATTAATTTCGCTAAACGTTCTATAACAGTCAATAAAGCGTGGGATTATAAGTACACTAATACATTCATTGATACCAAGACAAAAAAATCACGTGTGATTTATATTGATAACTCTACTGTTCAATATTTACAGTCTTATCTTACATGGCATACTGATTATATGAAAGAACATGATATACAGAATCCGTTGATGTTATTATTCATCACTTACCACAATAAGCCCATTGACAACGCGTCATGTAATAAAGCTTTGAAGAAGATATGTAATACAATTAATTCTGAACCAGTGACATTACACAAGCTACGACATACGCACACAGGCCTATGCGTAGAAGCTGGCATGGATATTATTTATGTAGCTGACAGGCTTGGTCACGATGATATTAATACAACCTTGAAATACTATAGTCATCTAAGTTCTAATTTGCGTCAACATAATCAGTCCAAAGTAGATGCTTTTTTCACACTAAAAACGAATGAAAATACCACAAATTTTGCCACAAATACCACAAAAACAACGGAATAA